GGGAAAAGCTGATAGAGCCTTTACTAAAATAATTGGTTTATTGAGAAAAGAATCAAGAAAACTTAATGATGACGATTCATATGAGTTAAGTACAAAATTAAAAGCTTGGTTTAACAAAAATGTTATGTAAAAAAAGCTTGTTTTTTTAAAAAATAATTCGTAAATTACATAGAGGAATATTGTGAACAGACTTGTAGAAGAAATAATTAAACCAATTTTAGAAGCCAATGGAATAAAAAAAGTCATTGGTATATATGGTGGTAGATTTCAACCATTTGGGCCTCATCATTTGAAAACATATAAATGGTTACAATCCAAAGTTGATGAAGCATACATCACAACATCCAATATAAAAAAACCTCCAAGACACCCAATGAATTTCAAAGAAAAAGTCAGACATATGACTAAAATGGGTGTTAAGTCAAAATACATCATAGAGGAAAAATCACCTTATGTTGCAAAGAATCTAGCTAAAAAATACGACAAAGACACAACAGCTTTCGTTTATGTATTTGGAGCTAAAGATGCAGGTAGATTAGGTGGTGGTGGAAAATACTTTCAAGATTATAAAAAAAATAAAAATAATATAAAAGGGTTTGAAGAAAACGGATATTACTTAGTTGCTCCACATGTTTCAATATCAGTTGGTGGTAAAGAAGTTAGTGGAACTACAATGAGAGAATTACTTGGTTCAGATAAGTTTGACGATAAACAAAGAGTTAAGTTATTTAAAAGGATGTTTGGTTATTATGACAAAGGTGTTTTCACTATGATGTCAAATAAATTTAGTAAAATATTTGAAGTTAATGAAGTTTCATTTCCAAAATCAATGAATCTTAAAAATATTAAAAAGAAATT